CTTTAACTTAGCTATTTGTTCAGGTGATATGTTTCCTTGTGGATCACGCTCCATACGTCCAACATCAATGCCCGCCTTCATCTTCATAAACTCAGGAGGCACATTACCCTTGGCTGCCCGTTGCTTAATATCTGCTAATATACGTTTTGGTATGAATTTCTCCGCAGCACCTAAATCACCTTCATTAACGAATGCATGCCCTGCTAAATTATCACCCATTTCTGGATTAGCAGCATACTGCTCAGCAAACTTAGTATGGAAATCTATTAATGGATCAATAATATGACTTACTCCCTTACCAAGTCCTGATAAGGATTCTCCTAAATCCTTACCCCAATCTGGCATTATAGTAATACCCATTTTTAACCTCCTGCCTTAATTCCAGTAGCGAGTGCTCCAGCACCTTGAGCAGCACCGCTTAACGCCTCTAAGCCACTTATCCATGGATTAGGTTGTGAAAACAGTGAAGTCTGAGCAACATCCTTACCACCAAAACCTGTTATCATCTGTAATAGAGGCATTAAAGCTGATAGTTGTAATTGACCAATAGCTGTAGCAGCCTGTGGAGCCGCTGCTGCCCTGTAATTAGTCTCAGCAAATGCACCGGGCGTACCTAAACTAGTGTTACCATATCTTTGGTGAATATCAGCAACATCTTTAGCTTGCTGTCTACCTATTAACTGTGTTATACCTTCGCCCGTACGCCCTCCACCACCAGATAAAAGGTCATTTAAAACACCGAATATACCAGTGGTAGAACTAACAGCATTGCCACCAGCAGGGTTTCTAGTACCAAAAGTACCAGTATTAATCCCAGTATCGAATATGCTAGCCAGGTCCTTTCCAAGACCTGTACCAGTTCCACCAGCGGTTTTAATTTGTTGCATCTCATTCTCCTCGTTCCTTATACTTCGTTTCTTAGAATGCCATATAAGTTTACATCAAACCACTGGTTATTATGATAAGCAAATGACCTCTTACGGCCCTCTCTCTTAAAGCCTAATTTTTCGACAAATGCTAAAGCAGGCTGTGCATACATAGGAATGCTAGCACTTAGTCTATGAAATTTATATTCATCAAATGCATGTCTCAACAACATCTTTGACATAGCTATACGCCCTTTATGCCTACCATCAAAGAATGAATAATGAACCTGAGCATCAACACCGGGCTTAATATCAGTCATATAATATATACCAATGTAATCATCAACTACCCAAAATAAACCATGACACTCTATATCACCAGATGGTAACTCATGTAAGAATAACTCTAAGAATGTTTTAAAATTACTACGTACATCAGCAGAGAACAATGTGTTATGATGACGAGACTTCTCCCAGAAATTTTTAAGATTGCTAGGAGTGAGAACCATAGGACGTACCTCTCTAGTTACTAAGCCCTCTGGTTCGTCACATTCACATGTTAATACAGTGTCATGGATTACAGTAGTCATATAAATATTATAAGTATATAGTTAACGAGTAGAATGACTCTCCGCTCCTGGGTATACATGTACCTCATAACTTAATATATCAAATACACCTTTTGTTGCTACTAGTCTCCATCTTAATCTACGTGCTTTTATATTTCTACGGTAACGTAATAACTGTGGTTCCTCTAGCCTAGTAGGAGTAATAGTCTTAGCTGTGACCCATGTAGATTCATCACGTGGATCACCCCACTTATGATACTTAAGCGTCATAGCTCCGGCTATATGTGCGATGTACTCTATACGTATTTCTGACGCATAAGTATCAATATCTGGGAAAACGAAATCCTTAGACTGAATGTCCATCGTGTAATTACCATCTGCATCTGTATCTGTTGTGCTGTCATCTTGTTGAATCGTACCATCTGTAAGACCAAGTAATTGTGTAGAGCTAGTTGTTTTAGTCGTGGAAAGCTGATTAATATTACCTTGTAATTGAGCTATTGTGCCGATTAGGCCACCAATAGAGGTGACAGCTGTTATGTTACCAGAGTCAGCCATCTCAGATATATTGTTCTTCTCCATATACGACCATGTTTTATTATTAAAATTGAAGGTCCAAACCCTTACAACGGGCGTACCAACAATTGGTATACACACTGAATACTCATTATTCAAATCACTATAGCTACCAAATATTTGTGATGGATCACTTATATTATGAATCAAGTCCTTTTCAATAGGAAGCCCGATACGCTCAGGAGCGTTAGCTCCTGCTACATAACCATAGTTATATGAATATGAGTAAGCCCACACGGAGCCAGTATTAGTGTCAACGAAACACATTCCATGTGGTATAATAGCAATAGAATAAGGAGCGTTACAACCGATGCCCGGCACAGCACCATAAAAGTAAAATGGATTAGAGCCATCCTGTGTGGCTGTAGCTAGCCATATTGACTTCTCTCTCGGTATTACTAATACATTTGTAAACGCTAATACACCTGTTATATAATCAGCACGATCACCAGGAGATTCTTGTAATGGAGTTGAGCCAGCCGATACATCTTGAGCTGGGTCGAAATCTTTAAAATTAGCATCACCTGACCAAAACATACTAATAGGACCAACAGCTGTATTTGGGTCCATTGCCGCAACTACTCTACGTGCGAATATAGTTACATATTTAGCTTTAGGAGCGATAGCACTAGCTGATCCTGTATCAATGTCTTCACATAATGGAGAACCAACTCCAGTTAATCTAATTTGCTGAATCTTATTTTTACCATTGTTACAAAAATATACACGGTAATCCTGTGGCACGGTATCATAACCAACAGCAGCCCATACCCTATCACTATCACCACCAATTAAATTGGTAGCAGTAACAGCAGTCCATGCCGACAAATCTGTATAATGAATGGAGTTCCTTGTTATTCTAAATAGGAACTCCTGCCCGCTGATACTTTTGAAATGTACTAACTTTAATATCTTATTACTATTAGGAGCAGTCGGGCTAAATAAACTATAGCCACTCCTACGTGATGTTTTATCATATCTAACTCTAGCGTTTTTAGCTAACACTAGAGCTCCTAAATCAATATCAGCAGGGTCCAAAATAGTAACCATACCCTTAGATAACTGTGCAGCCGCTAATAGCTGCATCTGTTCTAAGGGTGATTGCTGTACTGCTTGCTCACCTACATGTCTTACATACTCCCTAGCCATTTACAATTACCTCTATATATAGTTAAACTGTATTTCTAGCATCTGGACACGTGTATGATACAAACGCTCCATATATTAAAGGAGTAGCGTTATTATTAACTGGAATAGTTATGTCAATCTCTAAGAAAAATTGTTGTACTACACCAAGAAGGACAACCGTACTGAATGGACCAATTATAGATAACTGTTGAACAGTACCTGGCGTATTAGCAGCATTTATAGTACCCAATACTGTAACAACTTGCGTGGCGGTATCTTCTACACATAACTTACATGCTATGGTAGCACCAGAAGCACTATTATCTACTCTAAAATTAACACTTCCAATACTTACGCCGAGTGGGAATTCAGCTAATATTAATGGAGCATATAGAGTACGACTAAACTGATTATGAGCACCACCTGGATTATTTACTTGTAAATACTGTTGCGTCCTAGTAATTGTATCAGCATTATTAGAACCTAATAATCCTATATCAGTAAGTAGACTAGGTACAAACGCAGAATGATGAATACCAATAGATTTAGCAGACGAGCTAACTATAGCAGGAGCAAGTACAATGGGACTAGCTGGCCCACTATTTAACCATGAACCAGATGGATCAGTAAATACGGCATCCATGCGCTCTTGAATAGCTGCGCGTAGATTACGTATATCTGCGCCTAATAAGTTAGCCGCAGTAGGATCAGCAGGGCTAATATTATCCCACTGGAATGTAAATGGCATTTTAGTGTGACCTATCTAAGATAAAGGAGCGTAAGTGTAACACTCTATTTAGCCAGTCACGGGTAAATCTAGGATCAGCTGGTTTCTTAGCTGCATATTGTGATAAGCGTGCCCATAACATATCTTCCCAATCACTAGCGAACTTAAGTGCCGCTGCTTCAGCAGGTGACTGATTAAAGTAGGTATCAAATATAACTAGATTAATAGGCCAAGCTAGGTGGTCAGCGCCACTTAACACCCAATAATTAGCCCAGGCTCTTACTTTAGCTTGTGCAAATGTGAGCTTAGTTACATCTATATCCTCATTGTAAGCTTGAGCGAATCCAAAGTTAGTTATTCCACCAGGATCATTAGGATCATCGTTTAGCCCGCTATCAGTTACATTACCAAACTCATCAAACTTGACTCCTTCCTCACCCATCGTGAACCTAAATGCTAAATCAAAATCGCTCGCTGTATTTGGTGTCATCTTGCTTAGGCATCCTCGTGCCACTTACCAGTGGTTTTGAAGAAGTGAAGTCTGTATACTTTACCCTGAGCAAGCAGTTTGTTTGCGCCTGTGTTAGTAGTAATATTAGCGTTATTGGCGATCGTAGTATTCGCGTCGTTAGCTAAGATGTTAAGCGGCTGCCCGTCACGACCATTTAGAAAGTTAGTGTACGTGGTTGCAATAGCATTGTTAGTTACTATATATTCTAAATCCTTCACACTTGGAGTAGCTACATTCTTCGGCATTTTAGACACAAATCTTTTATTAACACGTAGTGGTATCTCTATACCTTGCTTAATTGTCGCATCAGCTTGGTTAGTTTCAGCCATTTTTATTCACCAGTATATTGTGTATCACTTGGACTCTCTATATCAAACTGCGTAGCTGATGGAGTCTCTGAGCTATATTTAGTGCTAGCTGGCTTCTCAGCTACATATGTGCTAGCAGCAGGAGCACTCTCACTAGTATACTTAGTGCCAACACTATGCTCAGTAACATATGGACTAAATGGATAGCTATAAGTCTTCGTAAATGTAAGTACAGTTGTTAATTCATTGATTATATCTACCTTAACTTTTAAAGTAGTACCATCATCTGTTACTGTTATAATACCAGCAAAGCCCATGATTTTGTTACGTGTATGTATTACTGGGCCTTGTGTATATACACCACCATACAACTGATTCTGCTGATTCAACGGGAATGGATTAAAAACTGGTATATGATTACCTAATCCATCAGTTGTATATACATTGTGCGTACCATCATCAATAGCAGCAGCGTGCATATCACCAGTAAATATTAGCATCATGCTATTTAACTGGTTAAGCTCTATGAAGTCAGAAATAGCACGACGTTCAGTAGTAAAGCCACCCCAATTATCTGAGCTATTATCCTTAGCTGGCGCTATCCACGGGACAGTAGAGAACCAAAATACAAATTGAGATAGATTTCTAGCTGTTAATAGTTCATTATAAAACCAAGCTAACTGTTCTGGACCCATCATCGTCTTGGAGCTATTATCTATAGCAGAATCAATAGAACGCTCTGAGCGTAAGTCAGTGACGATAACTCTTACTCTACCTATAACAAATGAGTGATAAATCTGGCCTATAGCACTTGGTAACGTATAACTAGGTACATTTTCTCTATAACTAGCTTCAGCAGTAACTTTAGATGGATTCGTTCCATCAACATTATTACCACCAAAATCGTGGTCGTCCCACATGTAATCTCTTGCTACACTATCATACAGATTTGCTCTCTTAGGTGTTTGACCTACTGAGTCTAATGCCTGTCTAAATAGGCTAAGATCATTTGCAAATATATTCCAGTAATGTAAATCACCATACTCTAAGAATAATAATGGGTTCTTGTCCTTAATAGCGTTAAATATGTTTGAGTTACTCCCTGTCTCTGTGCAACCTCCACAAGCCATAACAAACGAAGCTGGCTTACCTACTGTTGGAAATCCAGTAAATGATGCTATAGAACCATAAGGTACACCAGCTATGTATACTCGATAATACTGCTTACTATTTGGGCTAATACCAATCTGGAAACTTACAACATTGTTAGCCCCTGTAGCAACTGGACCAATTAATGAGCCATCACTTAAATCTGGTAATGACCCAATCTTTAAGAATACATGCGTTTCTGCTAAATTTAATTTAACATTTATAATAGCCGAATGGTCAGTAACTCCTCCAACCCATTTCCAATGTACACCTTGTGATAATGGTAAAGTTGAATCAACATGGAACGGACCCTTAGTCCAAGGTGCTGTACGAATGTTACCAGCTATATCATAGTTAAATGGGAACAGACTATCAGTTGATAAGTCAACCCCTTTACCTATTAAAGCTGAATGTATGTCGCCAGGTAATGGCCTATAGTCACCATTAACAGGGTCTTGCATGTAAACAGCAAAGCCATTTTCACTGTGCGGACCTCTTGAATCAATACCACTATTCGTGCCTTGTAATGTAGTGCCAGTTAATGCAACTCCACCAACTGTTACTGGGCCACAAGTTGAGAAGTTATAGTCAGTAGCAGCATTAGGACCTTTAGTCTCATTAAATCCAGCATTACTTCCTATGCCAACACAGTTAATTTGTTTACAAAATTTCTCATCCTGCCAGCCCTGGAAACAGTTATAAGCACCACAATTATAGTAAATGTATCTTGGAGTAATATCTGTTGAGTCAGAATTCTTAGTAGTATTAAACGCTGATACGATTGTATCCTGACTTAGCCAGTTGTAGACTGCACAGTTAACCCAAACAGCTGAACATAATGGGCTATCTAATGGAGTAGATGGAGGATCAAATGCATGTGCTAGTGAGCCATTTAATAACACTCCATCAGCTATACAGTTAATCCATTGCCAGAACGTTGGTGGATTTAGCCCAGTGCTCACCATGCGATACGGGCCACGTTTTACGTTTACAGTAACCCCGTCCGCAACAGTATATTTAGTCTGTAATCCTTGGAACACACCATATTCACATTGTACAAGTAAACCGTCACCACCATTAATATCTCTACAGTACGTATTACCAGAATAATCAGGTAATCCTACATGATGCTCTATTACCTTAACAAATGGATAGTTACTTGGGCTTGTGATGTAACCACGTCCGCCAGCGTTGTTGTTACCAGGAAGCACAGCGGGCACTGTATCGAAGCCCTTATAGCAATCAAACTCTAATATAATATTTTCAATAGGTAAGTTTTTATGTACAACTAGCTCACCTGCAAACGCATCAGAGAGTGTAAGATAATCACCACCACCATTAGGCTTAACTGTTTTTATAACAGTAGTCCTAATACCTGGAGGAATAGTGCGTGAGTATGCAACATAACCTATAAAGTTTTGAGCTGGGTCAGCAACACTATGTTGAATAGTGAATCCATTTGCCTGTGTCGAAACGACACTCGCCTTACCAATTACAGCAACACTAGTGTTAATATTTAAATAACTATTGTCATATTGAATAGCGTTATAGACAACAGTAGTAGTCCATGATGGAGCTTTCTGACCAGCGTATGATTCATAATTAATTAATCCAGAACACTGTACTAATCCAAACGATAACTGTTCATTGTTATCTAGTGTTAAATTAGCACTTTCTGGCTTGTTAGCACTTGTTAATATCAAACCATCTGGTTGTTGTGGAAGTGTATTGACAACTTGATGTGACAATAAATCTAATTGTGACAAGTAGTTACCAACATTCCACACACCGCCAGCTACAGCTAAGGCTACAAACTGTTTACCTAATGTTTGACCAGCATCAATATTGATAGTGTCCCAGTTAATGGTGAACCCATTTGTATCAATACTCTGTACTGAGCCTTGAGTAGCAAAACCAGTACCAGACGAATTAACACAGGCAAGTGACTTACCAGAACGCATGTAGCTATGTACTTTACCATTAGATGAACTATCAGCATCATCACAATGGCCAGTCCATAACCATTGATTTAGATTTTTATCACATACACCGAAGAATACAGAGCTATCGTTCTCAGTTTCATTGTTACCAGGCGAGCTACCAGAATGTGGTCCTAAGAACAATAAGAAATCTGGTTTAAAACCAGGATCAGGTATCTGTTGTGTTCCAGCAACTAATGGAGCCGCATAATTACTTAAGTCAATCCATGTTAAATCTGGACCTCCGAACAGCATACATTGAATCCGAACAGGATTTGTAAATTGCTGAATAACGCTAAATGTAATGTCATTAGCTGTTGCTGACAACATTGATAATATCCCATTACCAGTTACTCCAGTAGATGGGATAGAGCATACCAATCCACTCTTTCTATATGCTGCCCTTGCACTTGATGAAGCAGTACCATCACGTGATGATGCTCCAACACTATATTGTGTTACAGGCTGTAAAGGTGGTTGGATAGCAACACCAAATGACTTTTGATAATCCATCTCTCCTACAGTATCAACAGCTTCTGTTCTACCAGTCATTACTGCTATTACAATCTGTGGTAAGTAACCTAACGTGTGTGGTATAGTGACAGTTGTACCAATGACTCCAGTTGGTGCTTGGAAGCTAATCACGGACACTGGAGTGTTAGTCTGAATGCCTCCAGCGGGCTTCGTGCTTATTACTTGTGGTGGTAAAGATGGCTCTTTTAGAGCTAACTTGTTGACGACAGGTGGATAGTAAGTACCAGTGCCGCCAAAAGCTATGATTCGTATTGCTTGTAATGGTAGCGGTGGTAACGGTAATGCTACTTTATTAATTGTTATAGCGTAATAAGTACCAATACTACCACTTGGAGCTACACTGATTAATTGAAAAGCACTAGGCTGCTTAGGAGCATCTGGAATACTGTTAACGATAATAGCAGGCGCATTAACAGGTACAGCAGGAGCATTTGATGCTTTTACTTGTATAACTTGAGGAGGTAACAGAGCCGTAACTATAGGCAATACTGCTACTAAGACACTAGCTGGAGTAGATAGTGTCTTAAATCTAATCGGTACTATGAATTGCGAAGGCATTTATTAATTAGGCTCTTGGTTCCCTATCAAAAGCTAATGGAGGCTGACTCCCACCAAACTTTCCCCTATGTCTACGTAACGCTAAGAATCCTATGCCCTCCATCGTTAGCACCATAAAACTAGTTGCAGAGAACGAGCCAGACTTTATCATGTTAGACGAGGCTCCAAGAAACAATGAGCCTCTACATGTTAGTCCTGCTCCTAAGAATGGAGGGCTACTTCCTAGATTCGCAACGATCATCATATCTATTATCCTTTATCCTTTATCATTTATCCTTCACAGGTTCTGAAGAAGCCAGTGTTAGCTCCAGTAGATGTACCATTAGCAAATACAAACATTCCTAGACAACCAATAACTTGAGATGAATTAGCTAACTCAGTGAGCGCGTCTATTTGAACAGTAGAGTCACGCTCAACATAGACGTTGTTGGTAACTCCAGGAATCAGCATTAGCGGATAGTGTAGAACTAGAGCTATGATACCGGCCGCTAACGCTGTATTACTAGTGGTAGCTGATACAGAACGAACTCCAAAATCACCAGAAGCTAACGGGATGAACCAGTTAATGAGCCCAACAGGATAGATACCGTCAATAGTGCCAGCGGTAGCAGGAGCAGCAAAGACCACGTTAGTAGCACCGCCCGCTTGATTCGTGTAGTTGACGGTAAGATTGTGGGCCGTAGCTGAACTTGCTGTCGTCTCAACAAACGATATGCAGTTACCCGATCCAAGGCCTCCCGTACCATATTGCCTCACTACTGTGACTGGTGATGCAATCGTCTCAGCAGTAGTTACTGTCAAACGAAAGCTACCACCCTGCACATGCATATCTAACAACAATAAGAAATTAACAGTAGCAGCGGAACCAAATCCAAACGTTAATAGATACTTACGGTTAGAACCACTTGGATTAGATAACCCTTGTGATAAGGCTCCAGTGGTTGCACGGTCAGTAGCTGCATTAGTGGGCGGTGTAGCTGAGTTAAATACTATAGCTGGTGGCTGGCCAGTGGCTCGTAATACACTGAACCACTGGTTAGCTACACTTGTGATATTTCCTTTTTGCCACGGAACATCATTAAACTGCCCACTAGCACGAGCATTAATAATACTATCATACGTTTGGATGGCGCCAACTTCACTATCCAGATCAGACGCCATTCTGTCAAATATTTCAATTAAACGTAATAACTTTGAACGCTCATAAACATTAGGCAACCTACCTTTTATACCTAAACTTTTTAAATCTGTATCTAAATATAATCCTCTCCCAGGTAATAAATATCCTATGTTCTCCATACCTGGGCCACCTACTAAGGTCTTACACTTAGCACCATCCCATGATGGAGGCATACTACGCCCCATACTTCCCATCTGTATGAGTGTTCTAGCTACTTTATCAATGTCAGTCTGTGGCATTTTATTCTCCAATTATTCCTCAAACCAGAACCCAACCGTGCAATTAACACCTTGAGGAGCAGTTGCCCTAATACGCCAGAACGCTGATACCCCCACTAATATATAATCTCTCTGTTCAAATGGTACTTGAACGCCACTTGTTGGAGGTACTCTCCAGTTATCTAAGATAGTGGTAGGAGTACCTTCAACAGTTGCTGTATGTTTAATAGTAGATACCGCTGCGACACCTGCAACATCAACAGGATTTGCAGCAAGTGTTGTCCCAGTAATACCAGCACTCGCTCTTAATAACTCAACAAGAACAGGACCATTAGTAGCTGTAGAACCATCAAACGAAATCCACCATCCACATACCCACGCTCTCCTAGTTGCCGCCGTCTGTAACTCAACTACTGTCTTTGCAGTAGCAGCAACTAATGCAATGTCTGGTTTAGACCAGCGATACCTTTCAGCCATCTTAATCTCCTTTTTACTGTTACTTGTTACCTAGTGTTTAGTAATGAATCACAAGGAAGCCGTGTTAATGCTACATCATGTCTAGGTCTAGCAGTACATATAGAGTACACCAACGTAGTTAAATAACGTTCTATCGACTCATGTTGTTTCTCTACAGTGGTAATTCTATTGTTCAGGATAACATAACTAGAATCAGCCTTTATTTCTATATCTTTAAAATGCTGAGCAGGAGTCTTAAAGTTGAAGCCAAATGCTACAAAAAACACGCCAACCAACCACCATACGAATCTTAATTGGTACACGGCTTCTATTATAGGTAACTTTTTATACGCTGGATCATTTCTTCTTCTGTTATGTAATGTCATACGTATAGTATTATTATAACCTAAGTGGGTCACCAAACGCATCTAACTTAACACGAGTTGGTGAACTAGCTGGATCATCCCAAGCTACATCTAATCCACCTAAGTGTGTATCAGTTTCTTCCTTACTTTCAACAGGCTGTATTTCAGCCATTAATTCACGTTGGTGAGCCCGCGATTGCTGAGCACGTGCGTAATCACCTAAACGTAAGAATCCTCTCCATAATGCTCCATATAATATCACTTCGTGCCAGATTTGCGGGATAACTGGGATATTATTTTGCGTTGATAAGTCAGCAAGTGTTGTCTGATATTTGATTGTAAGAGTGTAAACTTTGTCGGGAGTGGGTAACAAACGTATCCCAGTTCCCTCGCGCGTGTAAAATTGGGGTTTATCCTGCTCAGTACCACTTGGATTGTTGATATATCTGCTTTCATAATCGTATATAGTTGTTCTTTGGAGAACAGAGTGTGAGAAATCATTTAAATCTTCAATGGATAATTGACGAAGTGACTCGAATGGTACAGGGAGTGAATACAAACGTGTGCCAGCAACTGTGACAAATGTTGCAGTTAGCTCTTTTTCTCTAAATGGAAACTTATATTGAATCTCCCAGAATGATCTATTTAATAGTAAATCAATACGATCAATGGTCCAAGGTGCTTGCCCTATATCTGTGCTATCTAATCCTAAATGTTCCTCTAATTCAGTCTCTAAGTCAGCCAGGACCAGTGTCATTAATTAACTCCGCATGTGCGTTAATTTCATTCTCATCGCCAGCTTTATCAATTTCTATGTACACGTTAGCGGGCCCATATATTTTAAGCGAGTTTCCACCCATCTTAGTTTTTAGAAGGGTAGATGAATCACCATTATAAGCACACAACGAAAGGCATGACGTTGTATGATCTGTAACAATGATCCATCTACCATTTCCTAATGGTACTGTGGGACCCTTCTTTACAAATAACGGTCTAGCTCCGATTAAGAGCGGGAACTTCATAATTACTCCTTTAATAAACTTATTACGTTAAGCTAGCGCAACTAACGCCCTTATCTTATCACCGTTAGCAGCAGCAGCGTCCCACGCTTTACCCAATATCTTTCCAGCGTCTGTGGCTACTGTCGCTGTGGTGACTCTACCACTTGTAGCTGTTGATAACTTCAAACTAGCTCCAACAGAAATAGCACCATCAGCTACTACTACGCATAACCCAGATACACATACTAATACTGGATCGCCAGTAGCAGCAGCTTGTAGACCAATATCACCAGCACGCTGAAATACTTCCATAGTTGCTGATTCAACAGTACGAGGTACACCACCAACAACAACACCAGCAACTAATACTTGATTACCTGCTACAGCTGACTTATTAACAGTAAATGCTGCTGACAAGAAAACAGCATCTCCTATGTTAAGTGCAGCAGCAGCAGTAGCGAGTAATACATCACCACCAGTAGCAAATGCGCCAGCGTCATCACCATTCGCGTCGTTATACAAAGCCCAAACGACGTTAGATGGTCTATGCCCACTAATGGCGATAGGAGATGCAGTCCAAACCATAAATAATCTCCTTTCACTATTAGGTGGGGAAGGCGCCAGTCCAGCCGTGGAAATCCACAAACCAGATCAAGAAACGTGTGCTAGTCTTGTACAAAGCAGCGTCTGTGTTGAAGTCAAATGTATCGTCAAACTCAACAGGACGCCTAACTTCATAGTGGGCATCGTTTAATTTACTATCCACTAAGAAGTATGATTCAGTAAGAGCTTTGAAGTGTGAAACAACATGCTTAGTACCAGCTAAACGCTTTTTAACCGCATTATCTTGATTCTCTGCTGTGAAAGGCTCCAGTGCACTCTCAAAAATCTGGATAGCCTTATTAATCTTCTGTGGCGAGTAAATAATCGTGTTAGGCATCGTCTTTACTGGATCACCGTTCCAGTCCTTATGGAGTTGGTGTAAATCCAATAAAGCTGTAATACCCGTCATACTGAACCCTATGTCTACTGCTGGACGGTTAGCCATCGTCACGTTAGTCTGTGAGCCGAATAACGTGTGTGCTGTATGACAGAGGGCTAAAGCATCAATACCCTTAAATGTCGCACCAACAGCAGCATCATCTAATAATGCTGCGGAGCGATATTCAGAGGTCATACGAGCAGCATGTGCTAACCACTTAGCAGCTTGATTACCCTTCTTATACTTATCATCTTCAACTGTACGACGGGTAATCATAAATCCTAATGCAAATTCCTTATCAACCCCTACAACCTTCGGTCCTAACTTTGGATCATCATATGTAACTGGCTCACCATCTTGACGCTCAAGTAACAAGCGCATTCCGGTGATTACTGTTGCTTCAATTTCCGGTCCGTCCATAGTACCCACACGCAAATAATCTGGGTACTCTGGCGCGTATTCGTTCCACTCATCGCGGAAGTCTTTACGCAGACCAGCACGGAACAGGAAATTGAAGGCACCTTGGGTTATCATATTAGGGCCTCTTTCCTGTTATGGCTGCGCTAAGTTAGCTTCAAGGAACCGGAACAACACGACCTTACCAGGAACATCAATAGCTACGATACGTACTTTAGTGTTCACTACAGCAGCTTGATTAACAACCCATTCACCCGCGCCAGTCTTAAGTAACTCGTATGCTACTCCAATATCAGTCTGAGCAGGTGTAACTGGATCAGTACCACCGTTAACCATTCTACCAGAGAAAATGGTAACACGGTTTGCTTTAGCTACACGAACTTGCTGCACCGTACCAGTACGCGCATTAACGGCTGAGTCAAAGCTAACCTGGAAACCAGGCCCAGAGTTTGGAGCGTCTAAAGCAACTCCAACAATGGCAGCGGGGTTAGGAGATGTTCCCTCAATAACCTCGCCAGTAGCACCGTTAAACACTAGAATAGCGCCTTTAATAAATGTCTGCCCAGTGGTAAATTGCATACCCTGAGTTTCTGGCGCTGAGCTAGTAGGCGTTCGGGCCGGCTCAAAAATACGACCCATAACAGCCTCCTAAGGGATAATAGTAATTAATTAACTACTTTGAGCTCCCTTAAGAGCAGCGATTAACTCCTCTTTACGGGCTGAACTTTCTACACTTTCATCTACTACAGGTAATCCTAGAGAGCCGGTTAGTTTCTCGAAATCTCTTTCTTCTTGCTGTTTCAGCCGTTTAAGGTCATCTGGAGAACCATGTGTCTTAACATATTGCTCATACCTAATTTCATCAATTAAATCCTTATCTTCCTTCAAACAAGCCATAAAAATACAATCACCTATTTTAGCCTTACCTACATCAGCTTCTGAGTGTAAAGAGCGTTTAGGAGCATATTCTGTATCAATCCAGAACCCTAATGCCTTCTTACGCTCAATTTCCATAGGATCATCTGGAACCCACTCACCG